CAAGCTAAGATAGGCACGCCTGTCAAGCAGGTTGCCTTTGCCTCAGACCGTTTCACAAAGAAGTCTCTTGCCGGAGACCTGTACGAATATTCCTATGCTTTGCCGGCTCCGCTTGCCACCAATGCTTTCGGCTTCCCTGCCGTGTGGGCAATACAGGGAGGGGAATACGCAGCCACAGGCCAGGGGTACTACAATCGGTCTACCAACCTGCTTGTCCTTACCTTCCCTGTCAACTTCACGCTGTCGTCCTCAATAACGTTCCTGTTCGATTACTGGTACAATTCGTAGTGCTATAATATTAACGAGGTAAAAATCATATGTCAGTCATTAACGAAACGCCTAAGATTGATACTATCATATCCGCTCTGTCGGACACGCAGAAGGCTACTTTGCTCTCCATCCTCAACACCAACGACAACGCCATCGCCGACTACTCCGCATCCATCCCGTCCACGGTCACAGGTGGCGTCACGCTTGCCAACTGCGTGACCCCTGACGGTCTCCGCACGGGCATCGTGTTCTACACGGGTGCCTACCAGTGCTGGTTCGTCACCTACGACAACCGCCCGTACTGCGACGTCTACTCCTACGACAACGGCAAGTGGACGGCATACCCAAGACAGCATTTAAGCCTTCTCGAAATGCGCAACTATCTGTCCATAAACAGCAACCCAGAATACTGCCAGCAGATTACAACGGATATGCTACCGGAAACACTAAAGTCAGCTGGGTGGAGCGTGTACTTTGGAGAAGTCATCTTAAAAGGCGGAGATCTAAAAATTATATTAGGATTAACAGCTTCATCGCCAACTTCAGTTTCTTCGCTTTCACTTAATTTAACCGGTATTCCAAAAGATATTCTTGATAAAATTACTCCGATTAATTCTACTTGTGGGGATGTTTCTAACGGTACTTTCCTTGTGTCAATCAGTGGAGGAAAAGTCAGTGCTCAATCGGTTTCGGCTAAAGTTGAAAAGGCTCCTAACTATTTGAAGATTGTCAGCGAACAATTAAATGCACAATCAGGACAAGCCTACATTCATTACGAATTTACATTATTAATTTAGTGTTATAATGTCATTAAGTTTTCCACCTATTGAAAATAGTTAGGAGCCATAAACATGTCATATTTGGATATAATCCTCACCGTCATCGCCTGTGTATGTTCGGTGTCGTGTGCCGTGGTTGCGATAATCAACTCGAACCGCAGCTCGAAGCACGACGACCGGGACAGCGCTGCCGCGATGGCGCAGATACGTGAGAGCTTAGACCATATCGAGAAGGACATCGCCGAGATAAAGGCTGCCAAGCTCGACACACGCATCAGCATTTTGGAGAGCAGAGGTAGAAAATCTTTACAACGGAGGTCAAAAACAAATGAGTTCGCAGTTAGTCAACATTCTTATAAGCATCGTCAGGTACAGCTGTCACGGCTATCTTGGCGTGGCTCACTGGGTTGCTGACCAAGTGGATTAACTCCAAGGTCAAGGACAAGAACACCGGCTGCGCTCCTCGCCTCTGTGGCTTCAATCGTCTCGGATGCCGTCAAGTCGGTCTACCAGACGTACGTCCAGTCCCTGAAGGAAAGCGGTACGTTCACGGACGAAGCCAAGAAGTGTGCCAAGGAACAGGCGCTCAACCTCATCGAGGCACGGCTCACGCCTGAGATGTCCGAGTACATCCAGTCCACCTACGGCGATGTCGGCAAGTACCTGTCGGAGGCAATCGAGGCAACATTGTATGATTTCAAAACAAGTAAGGGTTACCAAGTCAAGTCCGAGAGCGGAAAACCGCTGTCGAAGAACAACCTCACTAAGTCACAGGCGCAGAAGCGATTGAGACAGGTAGAATACTTCAAGAAGAAGTGATATAATATGTGTATGGCAGGTTAACCGCCTACCCTTGAATTGACAATAAATACCGTTTCGGTCATTTTCTCCTTTCGGGGCTAGCCTTTGCAGGGCTAGCCTTTTTCTATTTGCCCCTCCCGCGTACAACGCACTGCGCCCAGTATACGGGGTTGCGGTAGCCCCGCCGTCTCCCAAGCTCGACAAGCTGCTGGAAGTTCCATGCTTTCTTGCGCTCGTCCTTCTGCACTTCCTTGACCTTTTCAAGCTCGGCTTTCTCGTCTATCTCGATCTCCGCCTTGGTCTTTCCGTTGTCGTTTCCGCAGTACGGGCATATGCGCGAAGTGCCCGGGTATACCAGCAGGCACTTGTGGCACTGCCTGCACGTGACTTCCTTCTCCCCAGACGGGTTACGGCACTTTGTCGCTTTCGTGAGCGACCACGTGCGCTCGTCCGTGGGCATCCCGTGTCGCCACACGTTGCCAACGAAGTCGTATATCACCGCACGCTTGCCCGTGTAGCCAGGTCTCAAACACCGCATAGCCTGCTGGATGTAGAGCGCTACCGACTTGGTAGGGCGCAGCAGCATAACGCAGTCGCAGTCGGGCACGTCCACGCCCTCGCCTATCAGGTCGCAGTTGCAGAGCACGCGCACGCTTCCCCAGACCTGAATGCGTCCATAATCGCACGGCGCTCGTCCTTTGGCGTGTCGGCATCGAAGTGGCGCGCGATGTCACCGAACTCGGAAGCTATGCGCTTGGACATCGCCACGGTGGGGCAGTAGACAATCGTCTTGCGCTTGGGATCTAGGTACTTCTTCACGTCCCCGTATATCCCTGCCCTGTCAAGCCGTGTCTCCGCGTCCTGCGTGTCGTAGTCGTCACCGCGTGGCTTCCAGTCCCCGTCAGGGAGGTTTATGCGCGGTGCGTAGTAGTCGTAGGGGCACAGCCACCCGTGGTCGGTGAGCCACTGTGCGCTCACGCCGACAGACAGCGACTGGAATATGTCGCCCAGCGGTTTCCCGTCAAGCCGGCACGGGGTCGCAGTAAGCCCTACAACGGGCACGGACGGCCACTTGGCATAAATACGCGCATAGGTCACAGCCGAGGCGTGGTGGGCCTCGTCCGTGATGATTAGGGTAGGCGTAGGCTCCACGTCAAGGTGGCGCGTGACGGTCTGCACCATGGCGATGTGTATTCTCGTGCGGTCTATGCCCATCATATCGAACGTCCCCTCCGCTTGCTCGACAAGCTCAATGCGGTGGACTAGGAACAGCACGCGGTTCGTGGGCGAGAGACGGCAGTGGCGGTCGGCCATATAGGCGAACATGACCGTCTTGCCGGCACCGCACGGGAGTACGCACAGGACACGCTTATATCCGATGGCGAAGAGGACTGGATATTGCCGATAGAGGTCTGCTGGTAGGAACGGAGAGAAATGGTCATAATTTGGGATATAGAGGATTAAACATTAGCTTAAAGTTGTTCCTTATCATTTCCTGTAGTGGCTTTAGCTTTGAGGCGTGGTCTGCTGTGGCTATGATTATTGAATTATAGGTATATTCTTTCTTATTTGTCTCTAAATACATTAACGTAAAATATCCATCATTTTGCTTGTAATACTTTGCTTTTCTATCCAGTATGAAGCCGTCAACATTAAGAATGTATCTGTCTAATTTATTTTTCATTTTATTTTCACCTCCGCGTCCTTGGCGTTGCCGAGTATGTACCCCTTGACGAGGCACTGCCCGCTCCTGAACAGGGGACACACCGAGCAGCTCTTGGCGTTCTCGTGCGTCTCCTTCAGCTTCCAGGCAGGTATCTGTGACATAGGCCAGCCGTTCACCATAATCTTTGTTTCCCTTTCCTGCAGCAGAACACGCCGTCAGTGATATGGGCATTGTTGTCCTTTGCCCATTTCTTCAGTGCTTTCTCGTCATCAAAGTCTCCGTCATAGCCGAACATACGCAAAGTAGCTTTCAGAATAGTGTTCCTACGCTCTATTGCGTTACTAATAGTATTAACAAAACTGGCAACGGTCATATCACTTTTCCAATCTACATCGTATGTCATTTCCTGTACCTCTTGTCGTATGCGTTCTCGGTGTCGGTTTCCCAGCCATTGAACGCTTCGCCCCACGGCTCGCCTAACTCACTCTTGGCAACGAAGATACGCACGGCAGGCTCACAGTCGGTGACGAACATCTTGGTGTGCTCCAGAACCTCGTTAGCCTTGGCGAACGTGAACGGCCCGCTCTTGGCGATGATTGCCTGGGTAGCAATGTTCCGCATATAGACATAATAATTATCGGTCATTTTGTTATTGCCCTTTACCATCGCTTCTCGTACATCGACACAGCGAAGCTCTTGCGCTTCTCGCCCTTGGATAGCCGTTCGATGGCTTCCTCCGCTTCCTGCTTTGTGGCAAACGCAGCTATCTCGCCCTTGTGCTCGCATACAGGGAAACCATCATACGTAATGATAAAGATTGACATTTACTTGGCCTCCAGTTTCTTGATATAGGCTTTCATATCTTTCTTCGTCATATTCATAGCAAGCAAGTGCTCACATTCGAGGAGCTTGGCGTGTTCGTCAAAATACTTATTTTCTATTCTCTTATAAGCATCTTGATAGCTGCAGTATTCAATATCATTATCGAAACGTTCAAAAACTTTTCTGGGGTCTTTGATAAGCACGCCATCGTAGTTCCAAATATAAGAAAGAGTATATGTGCCTCCATTAACGGAGTGTACTATGGCTGCGAAGCCTTCTCTTTTCACCCAAACAAGGTCTCCTACTTCATACACATATTTGTGGGATGTTTCAATTCTCATCGTTTCTCTATTTCCTTTCCAGCTTGATGACGTCACCGGCAGCAATCATATCGTACAGAACGTCAAGGGCTTCATCGGCAACCATGGTTTCCTGGCTGTCCTCATCGTTGATGATGTGAATCTCGCCGTCAGAGAGTGATATGCGAGAGGTAAAAATCTCCAGCCAGTCAAGGGAATTGAACCCCCACTTCTTGGCGAACTCCTTTGGGCTAATCTTCGCAGTGTTAACTTTAAGCATTCATCACCACCTTTAGAAGGTCCGGATTCTCGTAGATATTGCCGATTACTCTTAAACCAAGCTGGTATCCTAAACATTCGTCAGCACTATCTCCAGGTTCGCCAGTGTTGGGGTTTATACATGAAGGAATGTTGTCCAGAAAATATCCGCATCTGTCAATGTCGTATTTTATCTGCCAAAACCCGTAATTGCGAACCTTAATAATGTCTCCTTCGTATATTCCTTTTCCCTGCCATTCCTGTTCAGTATGGCCGAGAGACAGCCAATATTCCTGTTCTTTGTTAGTCAGTTCTTCCCACTTTGAATCATCATTGATTCCGGTATAGAGCAATGGGATACATTCATCAAAATCACGACGATAGGTAGTTCTATCATCTCCTTTTAATTTGAAGTCTACGATATGCTGTTTAGGTTCGATTGCCACCACATTTACCATCTGGTGAAATTGTTTAGACCACGCCCTGAACTTCGGTATCATTTCCCTTTATCCTTTCTTTCCTAATCCATGAAGTACTTAACCTTATCTTCCAAGGACCATTCCGTCATATCTTTTCCGTGGCACTTCTCGAACTTAGGCAGCCAATCGTTTTGAGTCATTGTTTGACCTTCTTTCTTTCGTACTTAGCTATTGTCCATTTCCAATTATTGTTAGGATATGATTTCAAGACTTTCTTTTTACAATGTTCCATATATTTCTTGGCATCGCAATAGTGAGTGAAAGAATGGATGATATGGCTGTTCGCATCACCGTCTACTGGATAGAAAGGAACATCAGTATCGGCTTTGTACTCCACCACGTAGATTGTCATTTATTTAACCTTCTTTCTTTCTTCCATTCTTCGATTGCTTCATCGGAGAACAGGATGTTACTGATGTCGACTTTGAATTTCTTTCCTAATTTTTTCATTCCTTTGTTGTACCGGACAGGGTTTTCTTCGGCGATTTCGTAGGGTATTCCCATGCGGATGACAATCAGGTCTTTCATCATGTAAGTATTGATTCCATCCATAAGTTCATCAGCTTTGTCCTGACACGTCTTGCTTTTGTCTGAATGCTCGTAAAGATAGCTGACGGCCGCTTTCAAAGTCTCCTCGATGAATTTGTATTTTATTGGGTAATCCAGCATGCCATACTGTCTATTTCCTTTCCAGCCATACTGTCGGCAAGTATTCTTTGGCAGTCACAACGGCTTTATTTCTTTCACCCTCTGTCGGAAAAACTAATTCGTAAACACCATTAACAGGAAGAAGCATTTTCCCATTAAAGCTGAATATAGCAAGGTCGATAAAATCATCTAATTTTTTCTGAGCGCCCTTGTCGCACATAATGGCATTTACCATCAATGTATCGACATCTTTTTCATTGGCGAAGAAAGAAAAAGGATGACCTTTTCTCGTATTGGCATTGTATTTAGCCATCTTTCTCTGACATCGTTTATTCGGAATTGAAGAAAAAGTTGCTAACAGCTTTAGCACCCATAATTTTTTATTTCCTTTCCAGCTCTTTCGGAGCTGTTTTTCTAACTTCCAAGTCTTTGAAATGATTACAGATGTCGGCGCAGTAGGTGGAGTGGTCGGCGAAGATGTAACACGGCTCCATTCGGAAGTAGGTACCTCTTTTCAAATCATTAACATAGTAACTATCGGGGAATGCATGTTCTTGCTCGTATTCTTCTTTGGAAATGAATATCTTTCTAAATGCGTGGCAATAAGATTGAGGAGCTTTTGTAATTGGTTCGGTTCCAAAATGGTCTTTGTAGAACTCCGACAGGTCTAGGTCACAGGTGTGACGTTCTCGAGGTGGATGGCGAAGAGATCATATTTTTCTCCAAGCTTCGTATTTTTTGGAAGCAAATAATTATTAACTTCCTTTTCGGTTAGACAGCTTCTTTTTAGAAAATCACGATAATCTAATTTTTTAGAATAGAAGCAAGGAGACGCTAAGTTTATTAGTAGACACGCCTCAAACGCTTCCTTGCTTTCGCACCTTGCCACGATGTGACCGTTTAGGTACAAGTCCTCGGCTTCATCGGGGTCAGGGTCAAGAACGGTCATATAGCCGTGCTGCTTGTGGCCGTCAATGTCGTAAACCGGAAGGCCGTTAACCGGCATTAGATACGGCTTTCCTTTCGTGCAGTAAAAATAAATGGTAATCATATTTTCATCACCGCGTCCGAGATATTGAGAATGCTGTCAGCAAATGCCTGAGCCTGCCCCGGAACGAACTCGTCAAAGTGATATTTTCCGAGATTGTCGATTATTCTCTTGATTATTCTCTTACCGTCATCACTCTTCCATAGGATAAGAACCTGATTGCCTTTCTCTGATTTCTTCTCCAAGCAGGCAATTGGTTCCTTCCGCTCGCCAAGTTTGACGACTTCTGTGTCCTTCGGTTTCATTTCTTTTCATCCTCCTTTGGTTCACAGTGTGAACAATAATATTCAGGTTCGGTGTGTGCTCCCCACGCTTCACAGATTTTACAACTTGGCTCGAAGAAGTAGCAGTCCTTGCAGAAGCCCTTGATACGGGGAAGTAATTTGGGGGTCATAAGCCTAATTCCTCAAGGGTGTAATCATAATCTTTTTCTATTGATTTATATTCATATATACCCGTATCTATACGGCCAATAACAAGTTTATTTTTATTTTTAAAAGATAAATAATGAAAAGGCATGGTGCCATGCGATAATGAAATATACTTCAAATCTTTAGTAATAGGCTTGATTACCGCCTCGAGATAGTCGTGCTCCTCTTCCGTCAGAACGTCTGGAAACTCGATGTCGATGGTCTGGTCGAGGAACTCGTCGGAATAAAGGTCTTTATGATTGACCCAGCAATTTTCAACGTTGGCGCATATTTCTTTTTTCAAAGGGCAATCATCGCATTTTATACCAAGGCAATCGTAATTCTTAAACTCTTCCGGCGTCACGTCTCTCAGTTTTACTTTCTTTGTCATTCCTCTATTCCCCCAGTGTGGCATCGAACCGTCTCTGGCCCGTCTCGCCAAGCCGTGACCGCATGCCCGTGTAGCGCCGTCCGCTCACCTGTCTCCGTATCTCCCGTGCGTGGTAGACGTCAGGGCACTTCTTCAGGAACTCGGCACGTTTCGCCTTGTATTCTCCCGCCTTCCACTCGAACGTCCCTACCATCATCATGCCGACATACCACACGTCACGTATCGTGTCGTCAGCCAAGTCGTTTACAGGCTCGTACTTGACGCTGGGGCCTTTGGGGCACTCCAGCGTGAACATATCTGCCGTCTTATCGTAATAGATGCTTTCCATTTTCGGTATCTCCCTTTCAATTACTTTACCGCACCTCACAACGTATGTCAATCTTTTTCTTCATCGATGCCGACATCTCCCGTGTCATCGTCCGGCATCTCGGCTATCTTCATGGCAATCCTAGCCTTGGAAAGGTCTGCCACGTCACCGCGTATCTTGATGCCACAGTACACGCGCGAACCGGCAAGGCGTATCTTGCGGAACTTGGCTGCGAGGTTGCGCCCGAACATCGTCTGCGATGTCGAGTGCTCCCCGTTCTCCGCACACCAGCCACGGTAGTCGTGATACAGCTCCGTGCTCGTGGACACGGCGTTGGGATCGCGCGTGTCACACCTGTCGCCTATCCACTGCGACACCCTGTCCTGCTCGGTGAGGTAATCCTGGGTAAGGTCGTCCACGCATTCTGGAGGATTGAGGCCCTGTTTCAGGTACTCCATACACCCCTCGACAAGCCAGCCGAGTATCTCAGGCTTCTCGGTCTCCAGCTCTTCCCGCATATCCTTGTTAACCTCGTCCTTCGAGAAACCGCGATCGAACGGAATGAGCACAAGCCTGCGCCGTATGCCGTTGTCCGTCCCGTATATCGTGGGCCGGTAGTTCGTGGCCATGAAAATCTTGGCTTTCATATAGAACGAAAACTCGTTCTGGAAAAGGAACCGGCCTACCATCTTGCTTACGCCTGACGTGAGGTTCTTCACGATGCCCTCGTCAAGCGCGTCACCCAGCTTGGTCTCCTCGACGCTCACGAAACGTGCGTCTTTCAGCATCGCCACCTGTGTCTCGGAGTTGTTCTTGTTGTACTGCTCGGTGAGAAGCGAAGCCTTGGCCGTCTGCGTATAGTCCCCAATCGCACCGCCCACAACGTCAAGCAGAAGCGACTTGCCATCGTTGCCGTCACCCACGAAGAAGTAAATCTGCTGCTCACGCGTGGATGCCGTACAGCCATAGCCGAACAGGCGGTGGACGTAATCGAACAGCTCGGGGTGGTTCTTGGTAATCTCTTTGAGGAACTTCACGAACTTGACGGGCACGGCGTCCATATCGATGGGACACCCTGTCGTCTTGGAGAACATATCGTCCCGTGTGCTTGGCCGAACCGCACCCGTGCGCAGGTCTACCGCACCGCTGTCGGTGCAGAGCATCCACGCATCGCGGTCGAACATAGCGTTGCTTACAGACACGCCTCCGAGGTGCTGTGCCTCGCTAAGGCACGACTGCTTTCCCCTGTGGCTTCTAAGGTACGCCACGTTGCGTCTCTCGTCCTTTGTGCTGTCGTCCGTAAGCTCGGACATCATCGTGTCCGCCATAGCGTCTAGTTTGTTCAGCGTGGCGATTGAGTCAACGTCAATCTGCCAGTACTTCCCGTTCCACACCATCCACTGCTGCGCGTCCGTGTTCCACCGCAGGTCTTGCCCATAGGTGTCAATGAACCGCCGGGAGTTGCCCGTGTCGTCCGCTGTGTACTTCCTGGACGGCGCTAACGTACCCTGTGTCAGGTGTGGCTTGGCGATGTCGCACGCCTTGGATATGGTAGCCACGCGGTAGTCATCGCGCTCCCACTTCGCCTTGTGCTCATCGTCCTTGGACGCATAGTAAGGGGACTGCCGGAACATCTCGTCCACCTTGTCCGCGTCCGCACCGCAGTAGTATGCGAGCTTGCAGCAGAGCGCCTCGTCACGCTCGCTCTCGTCCGCGCCTGCGCCAGGGGCGGCGCCGTTCCACAGGTCTGCCAGCTTGGCATCCTTGGCAAGCCACAGCGAAAGACCTGCTCCGATGGCAGGGCGGAGCATATATCCGTCAAGCACGTACTGGATGTCACACGCAACGACATTGTCAGGCGTGCCGTCTATGTGCTTGCCCGTGAGCGTCATAAAGCGGTTGGTGTCTCCGCCAACGTAAATCTCTACTTTCTCCTTCTCGTTTTTAAGATAATACTTCGACTTGTCGAACGATGACGTTTTCAGGAACAGGATATGTACCCCCGTTCCGCTCGGCGAAATCTCCGCGTAGGACGGTACGGCCTGCAGGATGTCGAGCGCCTTGTCCGAAATCTTGCCATCCTGGATGCAGTCATCGATGTCGATTGCCGACAGGTCGCCGAAAAGACCAACGCCGAGCTGGTACTCGCCCGTGGCCTGGGGTGCGGTGTTGGCGTACGTGTCGAACGTGGACGGATCGTTGCTCCGTGCTGCCCCGCCTTTCGGCGAGAACGGCACCTTGCGTCCGTCAATGTATTTCCATAGACAGAAATAAGGGTATGTTCTCAGATATTCGTTCATTGTTCTCCGTCCTCCATGTCAATGATATGGGCTACGTACTTCTTCCCGTCCTTGCCTATGAGGCATCTTCTTCCGTCCCTGCTGTGCGACAGCGTGGAAGATATGTTCCCGTTCGAGCTTATCCTGTCCTTGCCAAGGAACGCAGCAAGCTCGTAAAGGTTGTCGCATTCCGCCACAAGCCATTCGTCAGTATAGTCGTAAAGCGCTATGATGTATCGTTTCTTATAAAGCAGCTCTCCGCTGTTGTTCATCTGCTTCATAGCTGTTTTCTCGGTAATCCCGTATTCCTTGGCGTATTCCTGCGCCATCGGTATGTATCTTCTCCATTCCTTGTTGGTATTCTTATTCATTTGTGTCTATCACCCAGAGCGTATACTGCTGTCCTCGTATCTCTATGCGGTGGCCTTTTCCTTTCAGCACCGCCATCGCCTTTCCCCACAGGTAGTCGGTGCCTGCCCCTGTGGCCTCGGACGCTTCCCTCACCGTGTCGTACACGGCTATATCGTCACCAAACATAGCGGGCCATTCCCCGTTCTCGTCATATATCGCAAGCATATAATGGCCTAGCAACTCTGGCATCCTCCTACAATGGCAGGGAAGAGGGGATTCGCACCCCTGTATCCGGTTTTGGAGACCGGAGGACTGACTGCTGTCCTACATCCCTACAGATGGTAGTCCTGGCGGGAGTCGGACCCACGACAAGCTCTTATAAGGGGCACGTTATGCCGTTTAACTACAGGACTATAAGGGGCCGAAGCCCCTACGGCTAGAACGGAAGATCTTTGTCGTCAGGCATCGCAACCTGGACGGCCGGCTTGGGTCTCTCGTTTTCGGGAAGCACGAGCTTGGCTGGCGTAAGATTGACCTTGCCAGGGACGTGGACATCGGGAAGCGCGAACCACTGGAACGGCTTGACGTTCACGGCGACATCTCCCTTGTTGTTCACGTATTCCTCCTCGCGGAAGTTAAGACCGACAAACTTGCCGACAAGGTTCTTCTCATCGAAGTCCCACTCATAGCCGTTGTTGGAGTTCTTGACGGAATTGACGAAGTGCTTCAGCATACGCGCGGCGGTCTCCTTGTACGAGACGTAGACGTTTCCGCGCCACTTGCCGTCCTGGCCCGTGTGGTTCTTGTAGTAGCCGGTGAGCGGGCTGTCCGCTCCCTCATCGATGTCGAAATGGACAATGAAGTATTCCTTTTCCTTGACGTCCTCTGCTCCCGTGATCACGACCTTGTGCGGGCCGACAGTCACCTTGACATCATCATCGCTTACCGTATCGTAATTGCTAGGTTTTGTAATCATACTTGCTCCTTTCCCTAGATGCCGTAATAGGCACGTACCGTCTTGTCAATCTGCTGGAGATCGTTGGGTATCTCGACGCTGTCGAACATGCCGATAGGCGACTTCGCAGTGGACATCCCGTCAACGTCCTTAGTCACGATAGTATAGCATCCTTTCTCGACCTTGGTAAGAAGAACGGTGGAGAACAGCCCCTCGACATTGAGCTGGCTGTCAAGCATACGCCCGATGGTCTTGGCGCGAACCATGCCCGTGTCGTCCGTCTCAACGTGCTGGAGGAAGTAGACCGTGAACGTGGACGGGAGCTGTGTCTGGCAGAACCGCACAAGACCCTCGAAGTCAACGGCGAAGTCGGTGTACTTCTCGTAGCCCTTCTCCTTGGCACGGCGGAAGCTGTCGAACACCATAAGGTACTGGCTGTCATCGATGACGAACGTCTTGACCGTCTGCTTCTCCGCGGCCTTGGAGAGCACCGCCTTGATGCTGTCGTAGGTGGCGTTGTACTGGACGAACTTCTCAGACCAGTCCGCCTTGAACGGAAGCTCCTGCTTGGCGACCTCGAACACGAATACCTCGCCCGACTTGAAGTTGCGCATAGAGCTTGACTTGCCCGAACCGGAACGCCCCATAAGCATAACGATGTGTGCGCCCATGCTACTTGGCCTCCTTGATAGCCTTGACTAACCTATCTTCTTTCTTGGTGAACTCCGGACGGGGAGTGGCAACGCCGTGGTCGAAAGCATAAATGTCCATATCATCGTCCGTGAAGCCACACATACGGAGCGTAGGACGGTCGCAGAAGCCACCCTCCGCAAACTTATTGAAGCTAAGCTCCAGGACAATAGCTTTCATCCTCTCATAGTCGGACAGATTGACAACGAGCTTCCCGTACTCTTCCCCGCTCAACACGATTTTGCCGGTCATATTCATTCTCCTTTCTTCCCAAGGCACCACTGTGCCACTGGGCAATAGTACTGGCAACGCACATCCTCGCCTTCCCGTCTCTCCACGATACCCGTAAGCTGTCTTGCCTCTTCCTCGGTCTCGCATATCTTCACGGCACGCTTGCCGCCCTTGCGCATCGCAGCCCAGCCACCGCCCCGATGCCACTTCTCATCGTCCGTGCAGGGCGTAAGCTCACCGCTCTCCATAGCCTGGACTCTCCGCTCCATCCACACCGCCTCGTCACACCTCTCCATCTCGGTAATCTCGTGCTCCCATACGTATACAGGGTGTTCGGGGTACGAGCGGTCACCGCGCATAGAGGCAAGCCTGTACTGGGTGGGCGACCAGTCTTTGAGCAACAGCACGAACCGCATACGCTTGGCCTTGTTGTGCAGAAGCCAGTCGTAGCCCATGCCTTGGAGGAAGTAGTCTCCGAAGTCCTGCCTCTGGACCTTTGCCACGGTCGATGTCTTGTAGTCGGATATGGTCTCACCGTCCCACAGGTCAAGCCGTCCCGTCACCGTTGCCGTTCCGCACTCACGCGACAGTGGCATCTCGGCGTAGTCCTTGCGGTTCCCCTCCTCCATAATCTTGTGCGCCGCCTGACCGAACACGAGCCACACGCAGTCGCTCGCGTCCTCCGTGATTTCATCGTAGTGTGCCCGCAGAAGCAGCGCCATGCGCACAGGCTCGATAAGCTCGGTGATGTGGTAGACGTGCGGTACCGGCGGTCTCCCGCCGTCCTCGGCTAGGTGCGTGAACGCGTCAGGGAGGTTATAGAGGTTTGTAATCTTCATTCCCTATCACCCCCTCTATGCGCGTGCGCAAAGCCCACGCCGTGCCCTTGTACCGCCCCCGGTACCCCGTTTCCAGCATCCAGTAATAGGATGCCGACAGGCCGAGCATCTTGGCCATCTTGCGCACGGAGATTTTATGCTCCAAGCGCCACGGGCGAAGTCTCTTAACATAGTCGTTCATTTGGTTTCTCCTTTCTCCATAGCAATATTCCTTCACAATGCCTATCATCAAATGTCATAAATTATTATCCTTTATGAATTTTTCAAAATCATCCTTTTTTCAGCTCGGCATTTAGTTGGGTTATCTGTTCTCGTTGTGACTTTATCGTCTCTTTCAGCTCCCTATTTTCCTCGCAGGCCTCATAAAGAATACCAGTCAGTTTGCTTATGGTTTTACATAGCTTTACTTCATCCTCGGTCATTTTCTATCCTCCTTGATGACGTCACCGGACTGGATCATATCGAACAGAACGTCAAGGGCTTCATCATCTACCATAACCATAGAAGAAACTTCTCCATCTTCGTCGTTGCAAATATGAATATTTCCATCTTGCATATATATTTGAGTGTGATAGAAATAAAGAATACGAAGAATAGGCGTTAATCCCCACTTCTTTGCAAAGTCCCCTGGGGTAATCTTCGCGGTGTTAACTCTAAGCATTGTTCACTCCTTTCAGCAGCTCAGGGTTCTCATAGATGTTGCCCAAGATTTCGCATTTAGACCATTCACGTTTACGATCGGTAGAAACTGGTGTATCGTAAGACATTTTCTTCTCTGCTACCAACCACGCCCTGAACTTAGGAACCATTTTTCCGTTCTCCTTTCGACTTCCAATAGTGTAATACAGTATTGCCACCCGTGTCAAGAACAATTTGATGGCTGACCCCAATAATGATATAATTGATGTGTGAAAAACAGAAGCAAGCCGGAGAGAATGTACGCCAATCGGGGCTTCTACAACTTCGTGAAGTCACACGGGTGGGTGAAGATATACAGCACCCCTGACCGCACGAAGGCGTATTTCTGCACGGCTGCCCTGTACCGCGTCCTGCCTGATGGAAAGCTCGTGATGCAGCTGGAGTTCCAGACGCAGGGGCGCAAGCCGAAGCTGGCCAAGAGAATAATCAATGTGGAGGTAATAGAATGACGCCGGAACACAAACTCATGGACGATGTGAGGATAGCGTGCGGGAAGAAAGGCATGATAGTCGTGCGTATGAACGTTGGCACGTTCCTCGACCCACACGACGGAAAGCCTATCAATACCGGAATACCGGTCGGCTTCCCAGACCTCATGGTTCTCTGCCCAGACGGGCACGCGTGCTTCATCGAGACCAAGGTTCACCCACGCAAGCCCACCGCAGACCAGCTGCGCGTGCAGGCTCTGTTGAGGAAGAACGGGTACAGGTCTGGCACGGCGTACACGGTCGATGAGGCGATGGGGATTATAAGAGGAGATAAGTAGAGACCTCATTCTCCTTTCTCGACTGGACATTTCCGCAAAAATGTCCACACGTTTTCAGAACAGCTTAATCTGCCCTCCTTTCATCTGTCCTCCTCCCGTAAGTATCTCCCTCTCGTCATAGCCTTCCAGTCTCTTCCTGCCTGCCTCATAGAACTTCGGATCAATCTCATATCCTAGGTAATTTCTGCCTAGGTTCTGACACGCAGCGCCTACACAGCACGAACCTGCGAACGGGTCAAGAACCATATCGCCTTTGTCCGACAGCTTCGTGACAAGATACTCCATCAATTTTATCGGTTTCTCAGTAGGATGTATCATATCGTTAGAGTTCACCTTCCCGTATGTCATCACAGAGCCATCGCGCCTCCCCCGTATCACAGGTGCGCCCTTGGCGCATAGGATGGCTATCTCGTAGTCCGTGGCGAACGTATGCGTGAGGTCGCCCATGCCACCTCCCCCCTTGTTCCATATCAATGCGTTGGCAATCTTGAAATGCTTTGAAAGCTCAATGTAGTCCTCCGCATAGGAGCGGAACGAGCAGAAGCACACCGCGAAGCTGTCAGCCTTCATCGCTCTAGCAAGCTCGCGGTAGCAAGCCATCTTGACATCGCTTGTCGCATCATTAGCAATAATATTCTTGTTCCATTTCTCAGAATGTCCCGACACGTATGCTATCCCGTAAGGGGCATCACATATCACGAGGTCTGCGTAGCCGTCAGGAAGCGAGCGTATGCCTGCGATGCAGTCGGAATTGAGAAGGGTCACCATAACGTTAATTGTAATCCTCCGTCACTCCGAAGAAAACCGTACTTGGCAAGCATATAGTCCGCCTCGGAAGCAGAGACGTTTGGGCTTCCGCATCCACGGTCAGAGCAGTCTATGTTGAGTGAGCCGTCTTTGCCCAAAACAGCTCTGCAGATTTCGTGCTTTACGTTCTCTATAGTCCCGTCATCCAGGAACTCCACGGGGTCAGTTATTGTAGTGCCCATACTTCGCCGCCTCCTCGTACTTAACTCCTGCCATATTCTTGACAACGTTATCGACCCTGAACATCTCCCACACGCTCCACGGGTACTCGATCTCCTGCCCGTCCGCCGTCACGTAGAGCGAGATAGGCTCGCTCACGCCGATGGCATAACCGACCTGGGCCGTCACCCGATGGAAGTGACCCTGGTCCACGTACATCTTCGCAACCTTGCGCGCCATATAAGCACCGCTCACGTCCACCTTGGTCGGGTCTTTCCCGTTCATGCTACCACCGCCAACCGGAGCAAACCCCTCATACGCGTCCACGACTATCTTGCGCCCCGTGAGACCGCTGTCAGCCCAAGGCCCGTACTCCCTGAAAGCTCCAGTGGGATTGATTACAATCTGCTCAGGCGAGCATTCCTCGGAGACAATCTTGCGTATGAAAGCATCCGTCTTGTCGCGCATAGTCTCAGGGTTCGAGTAGCACACCGTCACCATCAAGACGCTCTTCAAGTTTCCCGTCTCGTCATAGTCTCCTGTGACTTCAGCCTTGCCGTCAGGATAGAAAGCGCCAGGGTATTTGTGTACCAAGCCGTCATACTTCTCCGCGATGTGCTGTAGGATTACCTGCGCTTTTGGCAACCGCTCTGGCGTCTCGTCCGTGGCGTACCCGAACATCATCCCGTTGTCTCCCGCTCCGTGCCGTCTCACGCCCATGGCGATGTCTGGGGACTGGTGCGAGATATTGACACGCACCTTAAATCTCTGCCAGTAGCCAATGTCACGCAGGACACGCTTGGCAATCTTCTTGTATGGGCACTTGTACGTAGACCGAACCTCACCGAACATCCACAGCCGGCTGTCCTTGACGGCGCACTCGATGCCCGTGTGGGCCTCGGGGTCGTGCGCGAGGATGTCGTCCACGCACGCACCAGCGATCTGGTCGCACACCTTGTCAGGGTGGCCGCGGAAGACAATCTCGTTAGTGAGTTCCATTGCCCAAGTCCTCCGACATAGCCACGACAAAGGCAACGGAAAGCCAGGCATCCAGTCTCTCCCCGCCGTCCCGGAACAGGTCACGCACACGGAGCTTCTCTGGCGTGTCCGCCTTCATGATCTTGGCAATGCTTGCGTCCGACATCGTGTTACGCACAATCTGCATCTGCTCGGCAATTTTCTCGTACTCGGACGTGTCCGCCATCGACTCCACACGCGACATCTCCAGAACCGTGAGCGCTGGGATGGGCCGGCCCGTCTTGCTCATAAAGGCCCGATACTCCTTAATCGTTTCCTTGGCGTTCATTTGACAGAAACCTCCCAGGACGCCTCAGCCACAGTCAGCCACGCTTTTAGCTTCTTCCCGCCCTTGGCAAATAGCTTAGAGGCACGATAAATCTCTCCCATCTTTCCTGCCTTGGCAAGCTCCTTGGCAATGTCCTTGTCTCCCATATTTTGAGCTCTCATAATTTTAACAATGATGACTGCTCCCATATACTCGGAAAACGTCTGGTCATTAAGAGTATTGAGATGCTTCGCCTCATCGATAAGCTCCTTGGGAGCGCCTTTCTTCTTCAAAACCGACACTAGTTCTTTAACGTTCATTTCCGTTTCCCTTTCCCAGCATACCGCCGACAACGAACCCGAAAGCGACACCGGCAAACAGCACCAGAACCCAAGCCCAGGTAGTCATTTGACGTACCCCCGCTTGATGATGCTATCCAGATTGGAAAAGCACCTGTCCACGTCCTCCGCGGTGATGCCTCCCGTAACCCGCGCCACCGCATACATGCCATCCCTAACCTTGTCAAGCGCCTTGCGGGCCTGCGGCTTTATGTTGCCGTACTCGTCCGTAAGCTCGCCGCTGTACCCGCCCAGCCTGGCTATCGTCTGAGCGTTCATTCCAGAACCTCCATCGTAGCCACGCCGCAAGACTCGCGGAAGCGAACCGACTTGCCGCCTGCGTATCTCTGCGGAAGCTGAACCATCGTCCGCGTGAAGTTGCCACGCACGCCGGCAACCGAGTAGACTACCTTCTCGCCGATGCCGCGCGCCCACATTGCCAGCTTGCCGTGGTCACAGCGGACATAAACAGCACCAGCGCCGACATACCGCATCGCCTCAATCCTGTCTCCGTTCAATAGAACTTCCATAGGGTATTTTCCCCTCCTTTATCTGACCATTATAAATTAGACAACCGCTTCAAGTCAAGACGGTACTGTATCATATCGTTAACGTAATCTCTCACCCTGATACGGCGGACGACAGAGCCATTGACAAGAATTGTAACCCTATTATCGGTTACTTTAATAACCGTGAAGTTTCCGTCATAGTCCACAAAGTACGGTCTAGGGCAGGTGTATTTCTCTTTGTACCCAACGACCGCCGACCGCGCCAGAAGAACTATTATGCCGGCGTCAGAAAAGACGGGAAGCTCTATGAGATCAGCGGTGTTCCCAACCCCCAGACCGGCGGCGTCCTTTGGTATCGGTGCTCATTATTTCATCTCCCTCACTTTGGTCTCAATGAAGGCGGTTTCTTTGTCGTCTAACCCATACTTTTTGTAAAGCTGCAAATCAATTTCGTGAATGGA